CCGGTGGAAGAGAGGATGGATTCTGGCCGTGAGTGGGGCGATTCTGGCGAGGGCCATTTCACCTTCCAGGGCATCACCAGCGCCACTCAGTACGCCACCATCACCCACCGGGGCTTTGCCTACGCTGTTGACAAGCTCTCGAAGCTGGCCAGCGGCGAAGATCCTTTGCAGGTACTCACGAGTCAGCTTGAGCCGGCGCTCAACAAGATCAAGACCCGCAAAATGATTGCGCAACTTGAGGGCCTGCTTGGCACTGGCGGCCCGCTTAATGCCACCAATAACGTAAATAAGTCTGTTACCACTGGCTCTACCATCGCCAACTGGTTGACGGCTGAAAACGTTATCGAAGCTCGTTACAAGTTGGGCGAACGGCAGTCTGAGATTACTACTCTGTTCTGTCACTCTTTTGTTCAAGCCTATCTTGAGCAAGTGGGCTTCCTGACCTACGATGCTGACCGCAGGGGTATTAACACACGCCTGTTGATTGGTAGCGCTTTCAACGTTAAGGTTGTCGTTGACGACCAACTTCCGATCATTGGCACCAGCGGCCAACAGCGGCAGTTTGTTAGCTACCTCTGTGGCGATGGCGTCATGCTTGAGGGTGAACAGACCCCCCTTGAGATCGAGACGGTTCGCAATGCACCATCCAAGCAAGATGGCATTATTGTGGACTACCATCACAGCTTCCACGTTCCTGGCACTACCCTGTCTGGCACTGCTGTTGACAACCCAACCAACGCTCAGCTAGCTACCGGCTCTCAGCACGCGCTTGCTTACAACGATGCGCGACTGATTCCGCTGGTCCGGTTGGTGACAAACAGCCCCTACGGTGGTACGATCTGATCGGTTGACTCCGATGGACGCACAGCCCCCAGGACTGCACTCCTGGGGGCTTTTTCATGGCCCGATCTGAGCTATGATCGAGGCTGGCCCGTACCGTCTCCCGATGGCAGTCTTTAATTTTTACGAATTTCGCAAGGCTTACACAGTCGCCACCCTGCCCGCGAGTCCCAGGACAGGCACGACTGTTAGGGTCAGCAACCTTACTTCCCCCACTGTGGGCTCTGCTCCCGTGGCCGGTGGTAGCGCCAACGCGCTCTGCTGGTACAACGGCTCCGCCTGGCGCGTGTACGCGGTGTGAACGCTTCCTGGTGGCCCTGGCATCGCCTGGCCGATCCCTATTACTACTCCAGCGCCAATGGCGAGCGTCCCTGCAACTGCACGCCCCCGGCGCTGGTCACGGTGGAGCAGGCCGACGCCTACATGGGGGCCACGCTCAAGGCGACCGCCTGGACCGCGCTCAACGCAACGCAAAAGGCGCAGGCTCTTAACTCTGCTCAAACTGCGCTGCGTACATTACGCTGGTGTACTGATGAAGCGACTTGTTGCGGCAACAGCCTAACAGCAGGCTATCTTGCTGCTGCCTCAGAACTTGCCTTGGTGCTATTTAGCAACAGTACCGCAGTTATTGGCGCCTCTAGCCAGTTGCCGGCACCAGTTGTTAAGCGAGAAAAGTTCGACGTATTCGAGCAAGAATACTTTGATCCTAACACCATAGCACAGGTGCTGCCAAAAGACAAGCGTGTTGGCAGTTACTCGCCCACCGTGCTACGGCTTTACCCGTGGCTACTGGACTTAATCGGCTGTTGGGTTGACCGGCAGAACGAAAGCTCTGTTCGCATTCTTCGAGGCTAAATGAACGCTCCGCAAGATGCTTGGGCAAAGCCGTTGTCAAAACGGATGATAGATAAGTACAGATCCCAGTCGCTTGCATACATTAAAGTAACTCCTGGCGTTTACAATGAAACGCTAGGTACAGTTGCAATTACTGAAGCAAGGTTTAATGCTGCCGGCGCTGTAACGCGCTCTAAAAAGTCAGAACGCAATGGTACGCAGCAAGGCAATGAAGTTAGCGTATGGGTTGACCATGATACAGTACCTTGGCCTATCAGCTCCAATGACAGACTCGAATACTTGGGGCGCAAGTGGAAGGTAACGGAGGTCGAAAGCTACGGCAGTGGCACTGACGGCGTTATCGTCGGACCAATCTACCTGACTACGCTGGACGGCAAAATGATTACCACACTTGGCGGCAAAGCCATTGTCATACAAGGCTCTGAAGACGAAAGGCCAACTTTTGCAATGTACGCAAGCAAAATAACGGCGAGGGCGGAATAATGGCAAGGCGACGCAAACCGATGAAGAAAGGCAAAGGCTTCGGTCTTGAGAAAATGTCTGACGAAATTAGGGACGCTGCATTTACTGCATTGCGCAATGCCGCCAAGGAAGTAGTAAACGACCTTGCTGCTATTAGCCCAGCTTGGGGCGGTGACTTTAGGGATAGCTGGTATGTTGAAACTGCCGATGGCAAAAGAGGCGCAAGGCCAGGCGGCAAAGATGGTAAGTACAATCTTTTTAACATCCCCTTGCTTAAGACCCAAGGCCGTAACACAAAGGGCCAGTTTACATCTTCCTTGCCAGCAAGCGGAAGCAAGGTTGAGCTGTTTATCGGCAACTCTTCCCCTTACGCGCAGGAGGCAATGGATCTTATCCCTGGCAAGTTTATACGGCAAGAAGAAGATCCAATTAAAGCGCCAGTTGCAATAGGCAGAAGGGTTGGCAGGTATCGGGGCGATGTTGAAAAAATGTCAACAGAAGAAATACTGGAGCGAGGCAAGCGACCGGCGATGTCAACAGCAGAAAAAGACTGGTACGACACTTACATGGGAGGCGGCAAATTTAAGGATGCTATTAAAAAGGGCGCAAAAGCTGGCTTCCTGATTCCTGTAAACAAAAGATGACAGTCCCTCTGCAGCAAATTCGTGGCATTTACGAACGCATTGTAATTGATGCCGCCAGTCCGGTGCGCGTTTATGTTGAGAATCAACTTGCTACTGAGTTTGCAGATGATGATGAATACTGTCTTGTTCGTGTCAACTTTGGGTTGATGCAAGAGCAAGCCATCGGCGCCCAGGCTTCGTGGCACATTCGAGGCTCTCTGGTGTGCGAAATCTTCACCCGCAAAAGCATCGGCCCTGGCCGGGGCCTGGTCATCGCCGGCCCTGTGATCGACGCGCTATCGGCCCTGAACGGCTCGATCCCGCCGCCGGGGCAATCCATCATCGCTCGCGTCGGCACGCTCACAGGGCCGACCCAGGCGCAGCTACAGGACAGGGCGCATCACTTTACCCGGTTCTCTATGCCCTTCATGGCTCGCCACAGGGAGTAGACTGGCGGCGGTAGTTAGCGTGTAGAATGAAGGGTCGGCAGTGTTGCGAGCACTCCGACCCACGAGCCACCTGCAACGCCAGGCAACCATGAACAAACTACCACAGCCGGCAGGCTGGTTTGTCTATTGCTATCTCCGAACCGCCAGCAACAGACCTTATTATGTCGGGCTTGGCTCAAGGCCGGACCGGATGACGGCAAAGCATAGCTGCAAAGTACCAAAAGATCGGTCGCGCATTCGTGTTATGCGGCAAAGCCTGACGAAGGAACAAGCGATCTACTGGGAGCGGTTTTATATTGCTCGATACGGCAGAAAAGATATTAAGACAGGGTTTTTAATAAATCGCACGGAAGGCGGCGAGGGTGCAAAACATGGCGCCGAAGCTCTGGAAAAAATTAGGCAGGCAGGACTTAGGCCAGAAAACGTTGCTAGACTGCGCGTGCTAAACATTGGACGCAAGCGCCCGGAGCACGCGATTAGCGCGGCAGCAAAGGGAAGTAGAGAGAGGTGGGACAGGTACAGGGCTGAGCGTGGTCTTCTGCCACCGGAGAAGCGGCAAAGGCTAACAGGGAAGCAAAGCAGGGAGGTCAATACTGCAAAGCGGCTAAAACTGTGCCCATGCGTTTGGGCGGTTATGGCGGAGAAGGAAAGAAACAGGCTTAGGATGTGGGTAAAAGCAGGTGCGGATAGGACCGGCGCCGGCTACCTGCGCAGAAAAGCGCGGGCAAGGAGGCCAGGCGTTGCCTGACCAGCACCAGATGGGCTAGAGTGGGCCCATTGTTTACCTGCCGGCAAGGCAGTCACATCATGCCTGTCGCCAATTGTGGCCCTGTCAGTATTTTAACGGGCCAAGATGGCATGATCGCCATGAAGCCCCCCGGCACGCTGGCTTGCCTGCTTGACAAAACTGATTTCCCTGCTCCCACTGCTCCTGCTACCACTTCGGTTCTTCATATTCCTGCTAATTCTGATTTTCGTGTTGGTGATCCTGTAACTTTTACGGAAAAAGGAACCGCTAACCTTGATGCTGCCATCACTGATGGAACAGTTTATTACATCAAGACCCGTCCCACTCCCACGTCTTGCACTATTTCCGCCACTCTTGGCGGCGCTGCGCTTGCTTTTACTGGTAACGGTGGCGCTGGTGGCGCAAACACTCCAGGCGAAGGCAACCACATCGAGATGAGCTTTGCCACGGCTTATGCCATGTGCGAAGTGCCATCTGTTGACCTTACCCTTACCAGGGGCGAGATTGACATTACCTCTCTTCCTTGTAAGCCTGGCTCTGGTACTGGCCCTAAACTTGCCCGATTCCGCAGGTATCAGGCCGGTTTTGCAGATGGCAGTGGCACTCTGACCTTGCGCCTTACCGAGGATCGCGTTGCTTTCACCAATCGCATTATTCAGGGTACGATGTTTAACGATCAAAGTGGTGCTGAGCTAAAAGCATACTTTAGTGCTGTTGCTACCACCGGCAACCCGAACATGGTTGACGATGCTGCTTCGTTGCAATGCAGTTTCCCTATCGTCCTGCTTGGCTTTAGTAGCGCCATTTCGCAAGATGACAGCCCGACCGAAGTTTCGATTAACTATCGCATTTCGGACACTCCCAGCAACCTCCTTGGCCTGACTGACTTCTAATCGTTTTTGGATTGTCACACAGCGGGGCTCTGGCCTCGCTGTTTTGTGCCTTGACCCGGTGCTATGATTCCCTCGTTGCAGCATCCTTCCCATGGCCAAAAACGTCAAAGAGCTACTCAAGGCAACTCGCCAACGTCGCAAAGTGGAGATCACGCTGTCCACTGGCGCATCGTTTGACATGTATTGGTGGCCCCTTACCGATGCAGAGGACGAAACAATCAGGGAAGCAGTTAGGAGTGACAGGAATACCAGCGCTTATGGCTTGAGCGTGCTCATCAAGCGCGCTGAATACGAAGATGGCACAAAGATGTTCGACGCAGTTGCCGACAAAGGTGTAATGCGCCAGGAATATGCCAAGGCAGACTTGACCAATATGATGGTTGCAATTCTCGATAACGGAGGTATGCTAGCGAGCGAAGACTCCAAAAGCGATCAAGGAAGCGATAAAAAAGGATTCGGCCCTGATGCTTAGACTTGCGTTATGTAAGGAGCTGGGAATGACACCTTCTCAGCTCGCAAACAACGCAAGTCAGGATGACATAATTATGCTTGCTGCATATTTTGAAATCCTGGCCGATCAGATACCAGCCGTCCCACAGGCCAGCCAACCCAGGAGGCGCTAAGGTGGGACACTGGCGCCGGGACGGGAAGTGGCTGACTATCGGGGGCTAATCAGTGTTGGCGTACAAGGTCTTGGCGAGATTCGCCAACTTAACGCAGCGCTTGAAAGAGCTAACCAGCTATACGGCAACCTTGAAAGCGCACAGCTTAACGTAGGCCAGATTGCGCAATCTGCCACTCGCAACGTCAACAGAGCCGCTGGTCGCAGGGCGCAAGCAGGGCGCGATCTTTCTAGCGCCAGTCGCACTGTTGGAAACGTGGCAATGCGCCGCGACCCTGACACTGGGCGCTTTGTGGCAGGTGGGCCAAATGCTACAGCACGCAGACTGGCAAACTCTCAACTACGGCTTGCCCAGCGTGACGTAAGGGAGTCGGATCGAGCCTTAAGAGAAGAACTGCAAAACCGCCGCCTGGTTACCGCTGCCGAGCGTAGATACGCAAAAGCGCTCAATCGTACTAGCAATATCCAGGAAAACATACAGCGCAAGGGCGTAGACGCAGCCACTCAGGTAGCAAGCGCTTCGGCAGGTATTGGTAACGCAAGTCGCGGCAATTACCTTACCAATTTATACCAAGGCCGGCAACAGGAATTTGCGCGAGGCGGCGGGGGCATGGGCTTAAGCCCAGAGCTGCAACAGCAAGCCCGCAACGTCCGTGGCGCCTGGGACTTGGCGACTGCTGGCGGCAGAGAAAACCTGCAACTAATGCAGCGAATCGCCACCGAAATGGCGGGGCTATTGCACCAGCAAAACGGGCTAAATCGTGGTCGCGCTGGGCGATCTATTGCATTTGAAGCCGGAAGACGCGGGCAGGAAAGAATCACCGATCTCTCCCGAATGCAAGGGGCAGATCCCGACAAGATTAGGCGATTGCGTTCTCAGGCGACAAACGTAATTTACACCGGAAATACTATTGGCGATATTGCGGGCTCGCGTGAAGCAGCGCGGCGCATGAATGCGTCGATTAGTAGATATACGCGAGAACTGAACGCGGCGGCGGCAAGTTTACGGGCTGCGATGAGTCGCGGCGGGCCAAGTCTGCCCATTCGTGGCGGCGCTCAGGTGGCCGGCTCCCCTGCCTACATGGATCGACTGGCGCGGCTTGGCGGCCCAAGAGAAAGCATCAGCGGCAGAAAGGATCTAGTTGGCTCGCCGGCCTACTACGAAGAGCAGCAGCGGCAACTGCAGAGGGCTATTAACAGGGGCGGCCCAAGAGAAAGCGTAAAAGGAAGAAAGGATCTACCCGGCTCGCCGGCCTATGTTGAGGCACAGCGAAAAGAGGCTGATCGCGTAGCACGCTTGCAGGCCAGGGACAATGAACGCGCTTTGCGGGAACAACAGGCGGAGCGCAATCGTATTGCACGTTTACGCCAAATTGCAAGTCCGATCCGTGGCACTGCCACAATGATTGGCTCTCCTGCATACTTGGATGCCCAAGCGAGAGCCCAGAAAGCTGGCCAGCCTGTCGGGAGCCGTGGCCCAGCTTCGCCTATCGGCGGCACCAAGACGATGGTGGGCTCACCAGCCTACCTGGCAGAGCAGAAACGCCAACAAGGCCAAAGGGCCTTCTTCCAGGGCGATGCACGCAGCGCAATCGGTGACGCGCTGATCGGTGGCGCCTTCCCGGCGCTGTTCGGCCAGGGCCTTGGCGCATCGGCAGGCGGCGCAGCGGGCGGCCTTGTGGGCGGCCTGGCAGGCGGCAACTTCGGCTTTGGCCTATCGCTGATCGGCACAGCAATCGGCCAGGCGGTTGACACTACAGTAAATAATTTAACTGAACTTGCCGATGCAATTAGAAGCCCAAGCAAAGCGCTCGATGCTTTAGAGAAAAGCGGCCTTGCCTCTAGCAGGGGCCTTGAACAAACAAGGCTTTACGTTGACCAGCTAACTGCAGTCGGTCGTTCTTACGATGCGCAGACACTGGTACTCCAGGAAGTACAAAAGCGCCTTGGCCCTGGCTCGCTAACTGAGCTAGGCAAGCTCGATACGGCACAACAAAAAGTACAGGAGCAGTTTGGGGCGATAGCCTCAGAGATACAGGTACGGTTACTGCCTGTTCTCCAAGGCTTTGTAGAGTTTCTTGGTAACGCTGCTGGCGATATTTCCGGCTTCTCCAGTCAGAGCAGGCTTGAAAGAACCGACTCCAAAAGGTTTGAGCAACTTCGATCCCAGGCCACCAGAGATAGCTCGCGCTTTGCGGTCAGCGTTGCTGGCGTTCAGCTTGGCTTTGGTGGTGACAAGAAAAAGTATGAAGCCAGACTTAGCGAGCTATCTAAGCAAGAGCTTGCTAAGCGCTTCGCCAACGAACGGGCGCAAGTACCGCAAACGCCGCAGGAAAAGCTTGCTGGCGAAATGGCGCAGATCCAAGAGTCGCGCAAAATTGCGGATCAAATACAGTCGGCTTATCGTGAAGCGTTTAGCCTGCAACGGCAAGCGTATGACTTGCAACGCGATGGCGCGAAACTAAACAAAGACATTGCTGATTATAGCTACAAAAAGGAACGCGAGATATTTGACTTGCGCCAGCAAGCGGCAGAAAAGCAGATTGAGAATAATCGCGCCAGGGCACAAAACCGCATCGAAAGTAGCGATCTGAATGCTCGCCAAACGTTTGCGGCGGCTGTTGGCTTTGAACAACAACTGCTAACAAATGTGCGCGAAGTAGTGCGCTCCAGGAAGGAAGGTGAGGCTGATATTGAACAGTCAAGAAACAGGCTTGAGCTTGCGATGGCGAAGCTCAATCGTGATGTTGAGGATTACAAGCGCACAAATGCACGCGAAATAGAAGACATTGAGCAACGCAAGCTCTCCTATGTGCGCTCAGTAGAAGATTACAAAATGAAGGTCGCGGATCATGTTCTGCAACGTGCCAGAGAAGCTGCTGATTTAATGCGCCAGGCAATGACGCTGCCTGATATGGGTGCTGCTACTGCTGCGCCTGGCGGGTCTGCCCGTACTGGCGTGGTAGGAGGTGTTGGCAATATGCTGCCTGGCACCAAGGGCGGGCCAAATATAAATGAAGGTGTAGGCTATGGGCGCGGTCGTTTACATGCTGGGCGCGACCTTGGGCTCGATGTTGGCGATCCAATCCATGCCCGTCGCGCAGGCACGGTAACGCAGTCTTACTCAAGCGGATTCGGCAAGGTTGGAGGGGCTGTAGTTATTAGGTATGACGATGGAACGCAAGGCACTTACGGCCACACTACGCCAGGCGTAAGGCAAGGTCAAAAGGTAGAGGCTGGGCAAAGAATCGCCACTGTAACTACAGATCCTAACCCCAGAAACACCCATTTACACTATGAGCTACGCGATCAATTAGGCAAACTCTTAGAACCCCTAGCATACGTGCTGGCGAGCATCAGGGCTCCAGCGGGAGCGGCCAGTAACATCCAAGGCCAGACTGCAACACAAATCAGCAACATTCCCGGTCCCAAGTTTAGCCCAGTTCCCATAGGCACTACGCCTTCTGTTGCGCCAATCAATGCTGCCAACATGGCGGCACGGCTGCAACTTGCCGGCGGAGAAAAAGAAGCACTGAAAATCCTAGAAGAACAAAACAAGCTCAAGCAAAAAGGTATCGAGCTTGGCCAGATTGAGCAGATTTTGCAAGCCAACCAACTGCCGCAGCTTAAGCAACAAGAGGACACCTTAAAACAGCAGATTGAAGCAAGGCAAAGGATTCTTGACCTTAGCGACAATGCTGCTTCAGTTGCTGATATTGAGGCGGAGAGCAAGTCTCGGCTTAAGCAGATTGAGCTAGACCGTGTTAGCGCTCTTGCTAGCGCCAAAAAGAAGTATGGCGACGATCCTGCAATCGCTAAGCAAATTAACTTTCAAGCTGGCAAGGCGACGGAGATCGCCAAGAATGAAGAGAAACAGCGCCGCATAAATCTCGACCTTAATAATAAGCTACAAAATCAAGAACGGGCCCGTTCTGCCATCCTGCAGTTGCAGGAAACACTAGCAACCGGCAAAGCGGAAGCTGCTGCACTGGAACGCGGCAAGCTACAGGCGAGCAATGTCGAATTGCTTAAGGCTTCTGAGCTTTATCAGCTTGCAAGTGAAGCTGAAAAGACTAAGCTAGCCTTGCTTACAGCGCAAACCGAAGAGCTTAGCAAGCAAAATGAGTTCCGCAAGCGTATTAACGAAATCAGAAACGAAGCCCGTTTCACTGGCGCCGGCCTGCGTGCAGGGATGATCGGAGCGCCAGCACGGGCTTTTGAGGAGGAGATGAAGCGCTCTGGCAATATCGACCGGGCCACTGGCCTGGCCAACGAAACCAAGCTGCTTGAAAATCAGCAACTTGTTTGGGGCAACCTCGAAAAGAATATCGTTGCTACGTCTGACGCCATCTCCGGCGCATTAACAAATGGCTTGGTAAGCATTGCCGATGGCTCCAGGAAGATCGAAGACGTAGGGCGCGATATGCTAAGGGCCATTTCTAGCAGCTTTGCCGATTCAGCGCAACAGCAGCTAACCACGCTGCTACAGCGTCAAATGGGCGGCTTGTTCCAGGCCATAGCGTCTCAGGGGCTGCTCTCCGGCCTTGGCGGCGCTGGAGCTGGGGGGCTGGGCGGCGGCCTTGGCGCGGCGCTTTCCGGCTCCCTCGGCAACATCGGATCGGCATTTTCGGTCCCCACCTTCGGGGGCTTCATGGCCAAGGGCGGGATTACCAAGCCTGGCGAGGTTTATGTTACGGGCGAGAAAGAGCCAGAGTTCTTCTTTCCTGGCGTCACTGGCCGGGTTGTCCCACGTTCTGACATGCAAAAAGCAGAAGCATTGCGCAATAGTGGAAACGAATCGGATTCTCTTGACATCAGCTATACTGTCAGGGAAGAAAGGGGAGAGCGTTACGTTACAGAAGATCAGCTACGCAAGAGTAATGCTATGGTTGAAAGGCGAGCGTTTGCCAAGACCATTAACGGCATGAAGAACAATGGCGCCCTTCGTGATTCAATCAACATCTGATGATTGACGTAACCCATTACATTGAGTTCCTTGACGCTACTGGCGCTCCGTTGCCGCTGCCGTTACGCTATCAACCTTTCTTTATTGGAGAGAATAGAACGTTTAACGGACTAACGTACACTTTCAGCCCTTACAGTATTGCCGGCGACCTGTCAACTGATGGCAACGAAAGCGGAGACTATGAGTTAATTGCGCCAGCAAACATTATCTCAACCGCAAAACTATGGCAAGCGTCTGAAGATTTATTGCTTGCCAAGGTTTCGACCGTGCTACTTGTTGGCACGCCACCATCTAGCGTAAACGGATACCCGACATGGAACGAGTTGAACTTTCTAAGCTCAACCATTTGCGCTTGCGATACCTTTAGCTATGTCGATGCCGTGCCAGGAGAAGAAGAAGCATTCTCTGTTGTTACCTTAAAACTTGGCAATCCGCTTAATTTTGTCACAGGGACCGCGCCAACCCGTAGACTCACGGCGGCCCAAGTCGGGCCACTGCCATCTAGCGGAGGGATTTCGTTTTGACATTTTGGCGCA